CCTTTGTTCCCTAAGGAGCATTGGTACGTGAAAGAAGGATTCCACCCGGACGGCCGCATGTTCCGTACACATGATGGGACTTTCCTTTCCAGTGACCTTTCGAAGGCCACTGATGGATTGTCTCATCAGTGTGTAGAAACCGTTATCAGGGCCCTCCATCGTGGCGGCGCTATCAGATCTTCTGATGTGCGTCCCGCCTTGTGGGGCCTCGGGCTGGAAACGCCCACTATCTGGTCTTGTGAGAACCAACAGTGGTGCGCGAAGAGAGGATCTCCGATGGGCACCCCTCTCAGCTTTATTGTCCTCTCCTGGGTTTCGGCTTGGACTGTCCAGTCCATGTCGGATGGTAAGGTGCATGGTGATGACGCCGTCGGCATTGTCGTTGACCCTCTTACGAGGGGTGATTACAGTGCGGCGGTCGAATTCACCGGTGCATCCCTTAACATCGTCAAGAGTTTCCTTTCTCGCAGCTGTTTCACATTCTGTGAGACTTGGGGAACTCGAGCACGAACCAAGGAGAAGAAAATAAAGGGTGTGGTCGTCTTCGTTCCTCCCCCTTGTCCTGCGCCGGGCCTCCGGGCCCCGATCGCAGCAGAGACGCGGTCTACACCGCTTTATCTCCGCAGACAAGAGAGAGTAATGAAGACACTCTTCCCGTGGATTGTCAATGATCCCAGAGTCCGCCTCCCTGTGGAGGTTGGAGGTCTGGGATACACGGGAAGAGGACTTGCCGTGAGTAACTCTGTACGTCGTCGACTTGCCGCCGCCCTTTCCAAGGGCGTACCGGACTTCGCTGACGCAGAGGCACTCGTCGGTAAGAGACCATTCCGGGAGGGGGGCCTCTACCCGAGACCAATAGTACCTGTTGCGAAGAGCCCATCGCTGCTCTACAGAGCGATGGCTATGGTAGAGAAGATTCCTTACAGGATGAACTCTAACATAGAGGTACCGCTTCACATGGTTGTCGCCTGGAAAGCCGCGATGTCTGTTAAGACATACGCCGGCCTGGGCGGTGACACTGTGAAGTTGAAGGTCTCGGGTAGACCAGAAAGGACAAGAGGACGTATCTTCAAAGGTTCTGATTCCCCACGTATCTCTCCTCTTACAAGAAGAGGAGGGGTAGGTGCAATCAGAAGGTTCGTACTTCGTGTACGCAACCAGCCTTTGATGATACATCCGGTCATTGCGTCTCAGATTCTGGGTAGAACCCAAGATTCC